CACTTTTAAAAAGAGAATGGTGGTTACCTTATCCATATAAAAATTTACCATATTGTAATCATATTATCCAGAGTTATGATACAGCATTTTCAAAAAAAGAAACAGCCGATTATTCAGCTATTACTACTTGGGGTATATTTACCCCAGAAGAAGGTGAAACAGAAGCAATAATTTTAATTGATGCTGTAAAAGGTAAATGGGATTTTCCAGAATTAAAAGCTGTAGCACTAGACCAATATAAGTATTGGGAACCGGAAACTGTGATTATTGAAGGTAAGGCCAGTGGTCAATCATTAATTCAAGAGTTGCGTAGAATGGGAATACCTGTTATAGATTTCACTCCAGGAAGAGGACAAGACAAACATTCACGGGTCAACGCTACTGCACCAGTATTTGAAAGTGGTCAGGTGTGGTATCCAGAAGGAGAAAATTGGGCAGAAGAGGTAATAGAAGAGTGTGCAGCATTTCCTCACGGTGCAAACGATGATTATGTTGATAGTACCACCCAAGCTATGATAAGATACCGTCAGGGTTATTTTATTTCAATTAATTCTGACGAGAAGTATGACCAGAAACAAAAGGACCCTAAATATATATATTATTAATCAAAGGAGAAGACCATGGGAAAATTAAGTGATAAATTAAAGAAGGCGGCCAAGATAGCAGTTGCAGGAGTTGCAGCATATCAAGGTGCAAAAATGTTAGGTAAAGGAAAATTAAAACCAACAGGAGCACCAGCAGGAGCTAAGACACCATCATCATCAAAAATGCTTGGAAAAATGAGAACAGCAAATGTTACAGGCACTGGTGGAACAACAATGACTGGTGGAAAAATTAAAATGTCTGTTGATAAAAATGCTTTACCAAGAGAGATTAAAGAAAAAGCAGACAAATTAAAAGCTGCAAATGAAAAAATGAAAAAAGCTGTTATCAAAAGAAAAAAAGCAGGAAAACTTTCACCCACTATGCCTAAAACTAAAAGCCAAGCTGATGCTATGAGTAATAACTTTGGTTTTGGTTTAGGAGCTAAAAAAGGTAAAATGATTAAAGCTAACACTGGTAGAATGAATCTTCTAGAACAGATGGGAAGATTAGACGCTAAGAAAAGACCAGACAGTAATGTTAGAGCTGAAAAGAAAAGAGTAATATCTGAACTTAAAAGCGGTGCTAGTAAAGGTAAGATGATGAAATACTATAAAGGTGGTATGGCAGCAGTTACTACTAGAGGTCAAGGTATTGTATTAGCAGGAAAGAAAACAAAAACTTATATTTGTTAAATGGCTGAAATCGAAAAAGATATAAATCTACTGGAGGAAACTCCAGTAGGTTCAGAAGACATTAACGAAGAAGTTGATGTTGAGATAGAGGGGGATGAGGAAACAGCTTCTGTCGATGAAACTATAACTGAAGTAGAAGAGCATTACAAAAATCTTGCTGAAGATATGGATGAACGTGATCTTAAAAAGATGGCTTCTTCATTAGTGGCTGAATATAAAAAAGATGTTATATCAAGAAAAGATTGGGCAGATAGTTATACGAGAGGTTTAGATTTATTAGGATTTAAATATGTAGATATGACAAGACCCTTTAAAGGATCGGCTAGTGTGCACCATCCTTTATTAGCTGAAGCTGTTACACAGTTTCAAGCACAAGCATACAAAGAATTATTACCTTCAGATGGACCAGTAAGAGTTAGAGTTATGGGTGTCGAAGACCCAGCTAAGATGGACCAAGCTACACGGGTCCAGGATTTTATGAATTATATGTTAATGGAAAAGATGGAAGAGTATACTCCAGACTTTGATCAGTTATTATTTTATTTACCTCTAGCAGGATCTGCATTTAAAAAAGTTTATTATGATGAGATTATGCAAAGAGCAGTATCTAAATTTATACCTGCAGAAGATATTGTAGTACCCTACTACGCAACAGATTTACAAGACTGTGAAAGAATTACTCATGTTATTAAAATGGGTGAAAATGATTTATTAAAAAAGATGGAAGCTGGATTCTATAGAGACATTGAGATAGAACCAACTCAACCAGTAAAATCACAAATACAACAAGAGTATGATAAGATAGAAGGTGTAACACCTACAGGTCAGGATAGATATGATCATACTGTTTTAGAAATGCATGTAGATTTAAATTTAGAAGAATACCAATTACAAAATCCTGAGAAAGCAGTTAAGGTACCTTACATTGTAACAATAGATGAAGGGTCAGGAGAAGTGTTATCTATTTACAGAAACTATCAGTTTGAAGATGAATTAAAAACTAGAAAAAATTATTTTGTTCACTTTAAGTTTTTACCAGGTTTAGGTTTTTATGGTTTTGGTTTAATTCATATGATTGGTGGTTTAACTAGAACTGCTACTCAAGCACTAAGACAATTACTAGATGCGGGAACCTTGAGCAATTTACCAGCAGGTTTCAAGAGCCGTGGTATTAGAATCAGGGATGATGACCAACCTTTCCAACCCGGTGAGTTCAGAGATGTAGATGCACCTGGCGGAAATATAAAAGACCAGTTTCAAATGTTACCTTTTAAAGAACCAAGCTCCACGCTTTTCCAGTTACTAGGCTTCGTTGTGGGTGCAGGACAAAAGTTTGCAGCAATCACGGATATGGCTGTTGGAACAGATGAGCAGAATAGATCAGTAGGATCAACTATAGCAATCTTGGAACGTGGCTCACGGGTAATGACAGCTATTCACAAAAGATGTTACTACGCAATGAGACAAGAATTTAGAATGTTAGGTAAAGTTTTCGGAGAATACTTACCTCCACTTTATCCATATTCAGTTTACGGTGCGGATCAAGCAGTTAAACAAACAGACTTTGATGATAGAGTAGATGTTATCCCAGTTGCAGATCCTAATGTTTTTTCTATGTCACAAAGAGTAACACTAGCAAATGAAAATTTAAAAATTGCAATGTCTAATCCACAACTTCATAACTTAAGAGAAGCATACAGAAGAGTTTATGAAGCGTTGGGTACTAAAGATATAGATCAAGTTTTACGTCCAGAAGTACAACCCGTACCTAAAGATCCGGCAATCGAGAACCTTGAAGCATTACAGATGATGATGCCTAAAGCATTCCCTACCCAAGACCATAAAGCTCATATACAAGCTCACAGAGCATTTATGGCAACAAGAATGGTACAGATTAATCCTCAAGTTATGGCTTTACTACAAGGACATATCTCGGAACACGTTTCACTGTTAGCTCAAGGAGAAGTAGGGGCGATGCTTCAGAATGATCCTATGATGCAACAAGAACTTCAATCAGATCCAGAAGGAGCACAAATTAAAATTGAGGCTCTAATTGCTCAACAGGTTGCTAGGATTACAACAGAAATTGCACAAGAAGAATCAGCAGGCCAAGGAAAAGACCCACTAGTTGCATTAAAACAAAGAGAACTAGATCTAAAAGCCATGGAGTTACAGAGAAGAGGAGAAAATGATATGATGACTAATGAACTTCAACAAGAAACTCTTGATGAAAGAATGGACATTGAAAAAATGAAGCTGGAAGATAATGAAGATCAAGCAGCAGAAAGAATTAGAATTGCTGAAACTAAACTAGCTCAGAATAGAATGATTGCAGAAGAAAGATTAAGAGTTCAAAAAATGAAAGATAGAAATAAAAACTAATGCCTTTTAAATCAGCTAAACAAAGAAAATATTTGTATGCCAACAAGCCTGAAGTTGCAAAAAAGTTTGCAATGGATTCAGCTAAAAAAGGTAAGATGCTTAAGTTAAAAGGTGGTGGGGCTGACATGGGGGCTAAAGACAGAGCTCAAGAAAGAGCTGATAGAGGTTATGGTTCAACAGCACCTGCAGAGGATAAATCTACTAAACAACAAACAGCTAATAATAATAGCAATACAGGTAGAGCTGGAAATGTTAACAATAAAACTACTACAGTAAATACCTCAGTTAGAAAAGATGGTCCTTCACCTAAAAGAAATTTTGTTCAAAATGTTGGATATAATGTTAAACAAAATGCACAAAAATTATTAGGATTCGGTAAAAAAGATAAGACTAAAAATCTTAATGATCTAGCTATCACAACTAGAGAAATAGGTTTAAAAAATCAAAATACCAAAGACGCTAAACAAAGAGATTTAGATACAGCAAAAGATTCTAAGAAAGCTTTTTCAACAAATGCAACATATAAAAGTAATAGAGGTATTGATAAGATGCTTCCTACATTTACAGGTCTGATAGCTAAAGCAGCTAAAAAACCACTTGGAAAAAATGCAGCAAAGAATGCTAGATTTTTTGATGACTATGTTTTAGGGGGAAAACAAAAAGGGGTATTTACTGGTACAAAAAAAGGAAGTATTTATAGTAAGTCTGGAATGACCCAAGAAAAATTTAGTAAACTAAGTCAAGATAAAAAAATGACTTTAAAAAGTGATTACAGTAAAAAAAGACAAGCTGGAGAAATTGATGCTTACGGTAGACCTATTACTCAAGGAGAAGGTAATAGCAAAGTGCTGTTACCTATTAAAAAAAAACCAATTGTAGCATCTACTATAAAAAAAGTAGTTAAACCAGACCAATCAAAAAGTTTCTTTGGTGGTTTTAGAGCTTATAAAAAAGGTAAGATGATTAATACCCAGAATAAAGTAAATGGTGTTATTACAGGTTTAAAAAAAGCTTCTAAATTACATGCAGGTCAAGCTAAAACATTATCAAAATTAAAATTAAATAAAGGCGGTGGAGTACGTTATGGGCCACCACCATTAAGAGGACCTAACCCACAGGTACCTCCAGTAAAATTTGCCAGAGGTGGCGGTGCTGCTATTAGGGGAACTAAATTTACAGGAACATTTTAATGTGGTTAAGTGCAATTAAATTAGCCGTTTCTGCTGGTAGTAAAATTTACGCTAATAAGCAAAGAACTAAAATGGCCATGTCTGATGCACAGCTTATGCATGCATCTCGTATGGCTGAAGGCAAGGAAGCTTACCAAGGTAAACTTCTAGAAGCCCGACAGTCCGACTGGAAGGACGAGGCAGTGTTGATAATACTTTCGGCCCCAATAGCAATTTTGGCCTGGGCAGTGGTGAGTGACGATCCCTCTGCAATGGATAAAGTGGATCTATTTTTTACACACTTCTCGCAACTTCCCCAATGGTTTACAAATCTGTGGATTCTTGTCGTAGCTAGCATATACGGTATAAAAGGAACACAAATATTTAGAGGTGGCAAAAAATGAATTTAGCTAGAGATTTAGAAAAACAAATTAGAGAAAAAAGATTAAAAGATTCTGCTATTGCTCAACTTAGAAAAAGAAGTAAAGACTCTATGGCAAGACCTAGAGCAGAAAAAAATATGTTATCAAAAAATCCAGATATGCAAAAAATATAATGTTTAAAAAATTAATAGATAAAATCTTTGGAAAAAGATGTAAGTGTGCGCCTTCAGTTCCTGAAGTTAAAGTAGACTATTCTACAATGACTAAAGGAGATCTTAAAAAACTTGTGGATAAAGGTCAAATAAAGTCTATTTACAAACCATACAATTAGTTATAAACACTTTCTATGATTGAAGGTGATAGTACAGAATACGAACTCTTAACAAAATGGGCAAAAGATTTTGACTGCCAGGGTTATAAATCCTGTGAGATAGGTGTTAGGCAAGGACTAGGTTCAATGATAATAATGAACTCAGTTAAAAATAATTATATTCATATTGGTATCGACCCTTATTCTAATTTAAAGTATCAACACTATGATTCAACCAAACCTGAATCATTTGATTATTCAGATAAAATGCGAGATACCTTATTAAACGATCTTTACAAATATAGAAATGCTGGTTTATTTACACTAGCAAATATGACAGATATTGAATTTATGGATAAGCCTGAGAATAGAAGTTCACAATATTCTTTTGTTCATTTTGATGGACCTCACATGACTAAAGATGTTCTTAGAGAAGCGCTATGGTTTGCAGATAGAGCAGCACCTCATACTCGTTTTGTTTTTGATGATTACCGTTATTTTGATATGCCTTTTATTATGTATTGTTTAGATTTTTATAATTTTAAAATTATAGATAAGGGCGAGAGTAGAGTTTGTTTTTCTAACAAAAAAGAGGAGATATAAATTTATGGCAATAGATCCATTTTCACATGACACTTTTAAAAATTTAATTAAAAAAGAAATTGATGTGACAAAAGAACATCTTTGCTATGGGGTTGATTCCATGGATAAACTGATGTATGCTCGGGGCAGACTCAGCGCTTTAGAAACGCTGCTTCAGGATATTAAAAACCTGCAAAAGGAGGATAACGATGGCGACAATGATTAAAGAACCTACAGCTGAATTTAAAGAAGCTAAGGAAGAAAATCAAGTACCTACAGATCCACGAGGCATCAAAGAATATCTTGAAATCATACCAAACCCAGTAGGATACCGAATGTTAGTCAGACCATGGTCTGGACATAAAAAAACAAAAGGTGGACTTTTATTAACAGAAGAAACATCAGATAAAATACAAATGACAACAGTTGTTGCACTTGTAGTTAAGATGGGTGATCTTTGTTATAAAGATGAAAGTAAATTTCCTAAAGGTGCATGGTGTAAGGAAGGCGACTTTATCATTTATGGTAGATATGCCGGCTCACGATTTCAAACTAAGTTCGGTGAACACCGAATACTCAATGATGACGAGATCATAGGGACAGTCAAAAAGCCAGAAGATATTCTCCGTTTATTTTAGGAGGATAAAATGGCAGAAATAAATGACTATAGTGCGGAAGCATTACTTAAGAAAGAATCGACTAGTAAAAATGAAGTTGAATTAGATATAGATGATTCTAATGAAACTGAGATTCAACTAGAACCAATAGAAAAAAAAGAAGAGTTACCTAATCTTGATAGAGGTGAAGTTGATTTAGGTGGTGTAACTCATGATAAAGAACCTGAGATAAAAGAAAAAGTTGAAATAGAAGAAATCGTTGAGGAAGTTAAAGAAGAGCTTAAAGCAGAAGAGCCTGATAACTTAGTTAAACACTCAGATAACTATCAGAAAAGAATTGATAAACTTACTAGAAAATATAGAGAAGCTGAAAGAAGAGAAAAGGCTGCTTTAGATTTTGCTAAAGGTTTACAAAAAAAGTATGACACTACTGTCAAAAAAGCAGATACTGTAGAGGATCAACATTTAAAAGAGTTTGATGCCAGAGTAGATGCTCAAAGAGAACAGGTCAAAAATGTACTTCGTGATGCTATCGAAAAACAAGATGCCGATAAAATTATGGAGGCAAACGATAGACTAACTCAGTTAGCTGTAGAAAAAGAAAAAGCTAGATTAGAGATGGGAAATCGAGAAGAGCAGAAGAAGATAAGAGAAGAAGAAGCTAAATCAACAACAAACGTTGAAGCAAACAATCTAGAGACACCACCAGTTCAACCGATTACACCTAAAGCCAAAAAATGGGCTGAAGAAAATTCTTGGTTTGGAGAGGATGATGTCATGACTAACGCTGCAATTACTATTCATAATAATTTAGCTCAAGAGGGTCTTGAACTAGACAGTGATGAGTATTATACTGAAGTAAATACAAGACTACGGAAATATTTTCCAAGTAGTTTTGGTGCAAATGACGAGCCTGAAAAGGAACAACCGAAACCCGTCCAAACGGTTGCTTCGGCTGGTCGTAAGCAGCAAGGACGCAAAACTGTGAAGCTCACGAGGTCGCAGGTAGCTATTGCTAAAAGATTAGGCGTGCCACTAGAGGAATATGCTAGATACGTGAAGGAGGATAAATAATATGATAAAAATAGATAAAACTTCACGCAGTTCAGAGGATAGAAGCAAAAAAGAAGCTCCTAAATCTTGGACTCCATCATCCAGTTTGGATGCCCCAGATGCACCACATGGTTTTTCTCATCGTTGGATAAGA